TTGATGCGTTAAATTCCGCAAGTTGCGGAATATGACCGTTTTAGCACTGCCTGGGTATCGTTTGCTTGAACGGCTCAATCTAAAAAGGGTCTGCCCTCACTGGGGAAACATCTATTCGACAATGTGCAGGTGGTCGGCTACTTCACTAGCAAAGAAATGCTTAAATTTCGCTTTCGACCGCCGATGCTCAGGCAAGGGTAATCAAGGGATTTAAGGATAAGGATTAAGGACAGAACAGAGTCATGCCAACAGGGTTCTTAGTATTAGCCACAGAGGTAGTCAAAAAAACAGCTCTGTAGCCCTCTGATAGCGCGGGTCTACGCCTCAAAACACTAATGCACACAGGGAGCGTCAAAGTTGCTCGATTTCGAGGGTCAAAAGGTATCCGGTATCGGCCTTGATTCGGCGCTCAAGTTTGGCCAAATCCGGCTTGCCGTGAACGGTTAAACCGTCATGTTGAAGTAGTGCGGCGCTGCCCGCTAATGTCTTGAGCATGGATTGCAGGGCAATGGATTCAGCGCCCTGTAAAACGTGCGCCAGCTTCTCACGGCTGTTCGACTTCAAGCCGATCTCGCGCCCCGCGTCATTAACCAAAACGCCAACCTTTTTCGTTTTGGCTTGGTAGTCCAGCAATACAGCCTTGCCGATTCTGCGAACGTCGCCGTAAAGATCCAGCACCAGGGGCAGGCCGCGTAATCGGTCGGTGGCTTCCAGTCCCAGACGTTGCTCGATAGCCCGTTGATTCTCTTTTGGGCTCTTAGCCAGGGTTGCACCATAGACCACGGCCAATAGCAGAAACTTGGCGTCATCGGTGCTAATGCCTCCGGCGCTGGCGATTTCGGCGCGGGTGGCTTTCTTGTTGTCCAGGTAATGCAGAATATGCGGCGCTTTCTCGCCTAGCCGGTCAGCCATTTGGGCCAATAGCGACCAATGGCAGTTTGCTATATCTACATCGTAGCAGCCCTTCAGGGCCGCTCTACGCACTTCACCAACACACCGCTGTAGGTTGATCGAACCTTCGGCGTAAAGTCTGCCTGCGTTGCTCTCGCGGTAGGTGGTGGGCAATACAAAGCCGGGAGCGCCGGAACGCTTCGCAAGGTCAAGCATGATGGACGCCTGATCCCTCGCCATCATGGCGCGGCGCTTTGCTGCATCTTCGCCGGAGTTGGGGCCGCGGCCTGTTCTAATGGCGTCCCATAATTCATGTGACCAACGGAAAGCGGCGGCGGGCTTTTCCCTGTCAAGATACGCCTGGGCCGCGTGGTGGAACTTGTGCAGGTTGTCGCCTTCGATTTCTACGGCGGCGTGGATTTGCTTTTTCTCGAAACGGGTATTTCTGTTTGCAGTGGTGCGCGACCGAATACCATCAACCGGCATTCTGTAAGGCGAACCGTCAGGATTTACCAAACCTTTCTCGTTAGGTTCCAGACCGCTCAGGGCGTATTGTTTTGAGTTTTCTTGGTAGCCCATACAGATCTCCTTTGCTCTTTCAGTCATACGCCAGCCGCCGGCACTATGGCCACGCTTTGGCTTTAGATCCAGAACAAACCATTCTAGTACGGCGTTGGTTTCGGTGAATTGCTTGGCGCTACCAAACATTGCAGCCTTGCCGCGCCAGTGGATTGCGGAAACATCCTCCACGCCTGAATTATGCGTGAACCTTCCGGCGTGCATGCTCCAAAGTATAGCGGCCATACCCATTTGATGGGCTTCATTTAGTGCGCGGAACGCTTCGGATTCGGCGCTTATGTGGCTTGTGAACGCTTTGGGCCTATATCCAAAAACAGTGTTTCTTTGAATTTTGGGCTGTGTCATAATCTCTCGACTGGTCTAGGTAGCACTTGCTCAGTGAAGGTAATCAGGCAGATTTGCCGTCTAGGACTGATTACCGCGAATTCAAAGAGCCCCTTAATCGGGGCTTTTTCGTTTCTAGGTTTCGATTCTACATCAGAATTCGTCACGGGTGCATTTCTCCCAACTCCCTCAGCTCCACTTTTACCGAATGAACCGTGCTCGTGCTGCATCCTACGGTGGTGGCGATCTTGCGAATGCTCCACTTTGCATCAATCAGCAGGTCGGCAATTCTCTTTCGTTTCACTTCGTCGCGGGGTCTGCCGTGGTACAGCCCTTTCGCTTTGGCCTTCTCGATCCCTTGCCGCTGGCGCTCCCGTTTCAGGTCGTAATCAGTGCGGGCCATGGCTGCGGCCATATCCAGCAACATCTCGTTGATAGAGCTCAGCATCCAATCATTAGCGCCGGTCAGGACTTGGTGGGTGGTCGGCAGGTCAGCGGCAACAATGCACACGCCACGGCTGCGGATTTCAGCGCGTAGCAGCTCCCACGCCGCACGCGGTAAGCGGGTGAGCCTGTCCACGGATTCAACCAGCAGCACATCACCGGCTTGGCAGTCACTCAGCAGGCAGCGCAATTCGGGCCGGTCTGCGGTGGCTCCGCTGGCGTTCTCTGCGTAGGTTGCGGCGATCCTTTGCCCACGGTCAGCACAGAACGCTTTAAGCTGCTCAGCGGCGCGTGTGGCGTCTTGCTCGGTGGTGCTTGCTCGCAGGTAGGCGCGAATAAACATAGCGGCTCGCTTTAGGTGGTCAGCGGCTAATCTATCGTTAAAGGTCGGCGGTAAGTAGATATAGCGGGGCGTGATTTTGTAGGTTTTGGCTATCGGCTGGGGCATGCCCAAACAAAAAAGCCCCGCACAGCATCACGCAGGCGGGGCCGGGTGCCCGTTCAGAATCGCTCTGTCGGGCTTACGTGTCGCCGGCCACAGGTATCCACTGAGGAGAAAGGCCGCACACGTTCACGGGGTTTTTTTATGTGAAGGCACTGCCCGTGTAATCCTTCCCCTGATTACCCTCTCGGGCCGCTCAGGGCGCGGAACATCAAAACACTTCGGCAGAACGGTACGGGTTAAGCAAAATCTGATAGGTGTGGTTTTTGTACAGCACCTCGGCACTTTGCCGTTCCCTGTTTTCAAACAGGTCAGCGGTCAGCAGCAGAATGGCGGCCTCGATTGTCTTTGGCATTGGGTCGGGGAAATCGTTGCCTAGATACTTAACAACGTGTTCTTGCGCGGCTTGCCAATATGTTTCGATCAAAACATCTTCATCAACAGAATTATCTTCGATGCGTAAATGCTGCTTAATGTCTCTCAGCTGTAGGCTCATGCAAAAAATACCTCTGTGTTGATTTCTACCGGATCGGCTGCGGATTGGGCGGCACCCATGGCCATGGCAAGGGCTTGAATACCATCAATGCGGCCTGTTCGGCGCGACTTGTCCAGTTTGCGGCTACCGGCTGGGTCTTTGGTGGCCACGGCATTGGCTGCGCACATGGTCAGCACTGGGTTGTTGCCGTGAGCCATGCGGGCGTTCAGCAACTCGGCCTCCAGGTGATCCAGTGCCGGGGCCATATCTTTAAAGCCCTGGCCATGTGGCACCAGCGGCAAATCCAGCCCCAACCTTTCCAGCTCTTTGCTCAGAATATCCATGCGCCAGCGGTCAAAGGCCACGGCTACCACGTCCAGATCGGCCAGAATTTCGGCCATATCCAGCGCCACCACTTCGTAATCAACGGTCGCGCCTGGGGTTGTCGTCAAATAACCTTGCGCTGCCCACACGTCATAGGGTGCGCGGTCGGTCTTTGCCCGGTCGAATAACCCTTGCTCGGGTGTCCAGAAATGGGCTTGTACCTGCCACACGCCTTGAACTTTGCCCACGATAACCAGGGCGGTCAGGTCAGTGCGGGCCGATAGGTCGAGGCCTGCATACACGGGCCCATCAAACGGCAATGGCTCGGCGCTGCAACTCTCCCAAACGTCAGGCGATATAAACGGGCTGTCGAGGCTCACACGCTGATTGAGTAGCAAGTTTCGGGCGGTGTTGCTCATGCTGGGCATTCGTTCGGCGCGGGCCATTTGTTCGGTTAAGTCGTCCAGGCTGCGGAATATTCCCAGTGCAGGATTGGCCGCTTCCCACGCTTCCGTGTCCATCAGGTCGCAACCTTTCGGTGCGGCGTAAACATGGCAGACGGTGCGCGGATCTTTGGAGCGTTGAGCGTCGTCGATCCATTGGCTCAGTAGGTCGGCATCGTTCGCCGCCTGGGTCGATATGGTAATCAGCAGCGGGCTGTCGTGTGCGCCCTGGCTTGTGGTGATAGCGTCCACAAAATCCGACTGCGGGCCACGTACCTGGCCAACTTCGTCCAGAATCGCCAGCACCGGGCTCAGGCCGTGGGCGGTTTTCCCATCAGCAGCCAGTGCTCGGAACTCGGTATTCAATGGCAAGCCCATCAGCCGTTTACCGCTGGGCATAATGCGCACCAGGCCGGAAAGCTCGGGTGATAGTTGAACCATCTTCGCCGCCAGGTTAAAAACGAGGGCGGCTTGGTCACGGCTCATGGCACCGGATACCAGTTGAGCGTTTTGTTTTGCTTCGGGGCCCACCAGGTGCACCAGCAGAATGGCGGCGATTAGCGCGGTTTTTCCGTTCTTCCTGGCCAGCGACAAAATGGCGCGGCGGGTGCCTTTGGGGTTGTCGTAAATCGCTTTGATAAAATCAACCTGAAACGGTGCCAACTCTAGCGGCCTGCCCACTCCGGCACCTTCCGGCGTCACGCAGTAGCGGGTTATAAACCGGCACGCCTTTTCGCCTCTGGTCACTGCATCGTTCTCGGAATCAATTCATCATCCTGCAAGGCATCACGGGCGCGGGTTTCCAGTTCGGAACCGTTGCGAATGTCGCGGGATTTGCCAACGGTGCTAACTGCATCAACCTTGAGTTGCCGGGCCAGTGCCAGGGCGCGGCGGGTGGCCTTGTCCAGCAGGGCGCAAGCGGGGTTAGTCGTGCCACCAACAACCATTCCATTGCGGTCGATGTGTGATTCGATGTGTGCCATATCGCCGTAGGCTCTTGCCAGGTGGCTGGCTAAAATTAAATCGGCATCGTTCCAGGTGTCACGCGGGCGGGCCATGACAATGGCATTCCATAGGGGCCGGTCTTGCTTGCGCACGGTGACGAACTTGGGCGGCGCAATCGGGCCAAGGGCTGCGGATTGAATCGCGGTTACGGCAGCTTTGGCGCTGTCGGCTCTGTCTCTTTTGGGTGTTGGTTTCATAGGTGTTACCAATAAAAAAGGACTGAATCAGCGGTTTTTGCCGTTTCAGTTCCTAGTGATTCCAATGGTGGTTTGCGTCGAGAGGGCGTCCTCGAACGTCACAGCCGGCACTTGATGCTTTGCCCATGCTAACGGCAGTCTTTCGGCTATGGCATGGTGTGCAAAGGCTCTGCAAGTTGTGGCGGCTGTTGTCGTCGTCATAGTCGGCGCGGCTGTCAACGATGTGATCCACCTGATTGGCTGGGGTTACATAGCCCATCAGCCGGCAGTCGGCACACAGCGGCTCCTCTGCCAGCACTTGCTCACGCAGACGACGCCATGCGGCGCTATTGAGTGGTAGTGTTCGCTTCTTGGGTTCGTACATCGTCCAGCCCCTCAATCGTTGGCATGTTCTCTATCTGTCGGGCCTCGCTTTTCAGCATCCATCCGTCAGCAATGGCACGCTCATAGAATTGGGCGCGGGTTAGGCTATCGCCTCGCAGCAGACCTTCCACGTTATGCTCGACAAAGAACCGGCTAGGGTCATTAATCAACACACGGTTAATGGCCTGCTCCCATGCGACCAGGTGCCGGCGCAGAGTGTTGGTGACAAAGAACCTCGCCAGCTCCACCACGTTGGAATAGTTCGCGGCTTCCATATCAGCGACCATTACCGGCGGCACTCGAAACAGGCGGCAACATTCCACAATGGAAAGGCGGCGGGCGGCGATCCAGTCGGCATCCTCAAGGGTCATTGAAACGGTCTTGAATTGGCCACCTTGCGGTAATACAGCCGTTTTGCCGTGGTTGCCGACACCGGCCTGCCCACTTGCCCACGAATCGCGGATTTGTGCGGCCTGCTCTTTGGTGGTGCCTGGGGGCATCTCGATAACGCCTGATAGCTTGGTTCCCTGCTCGAACATCTTGGCGCCGTGTGTGCGCTCTGCCAGCGCCAAACCTATGGTGTCGCGTGCCACTTGAATGGGTGAACGTCCGATAATTCCATCATCAGAATGGTATTTGACGTGCAGCACTTCATCAGCCAGCAGCCGCTTGGTGTTGCCGCCATCGTCTACCACGTCATAAAGCAACTTGCCTTTGGCCGTTTTCAGGATCGTCACACGGTCAGGGTGAAGCGGTAGCAGGGCTTCCGGTCGTCCGGCATTGTCACGGACTATCTCGGCATAAGCGTTGCCCCTCAGCAGCAAATGACGCTGTAGTTGTTCCCGAAACTCTAAAGCTGTCTGGTAATCGTTGGGCGCGTCATGCAGCAGCCGGTACAAGGGTTCGCCGGTCGCCTTTTCGCGGCCTGTTGCGGTCTTCTCGTACAGGTTCAACGGCAAGCTGCCGACGGTTTCTGATATGGCAGCGACACAGGCATAAACGGCGCTGATACTCTCGGCGCTTTCGGTGTTGACCATTACGCCAGCAGACTCGGCAGCGGTGGCCAGGTTGCTGTAATAGGTATCAAACGCCGGTGTATTGTTGCGCTGTTCACGTTTAAAGGGCCACTTCATCGGCACGCCTCCAGGTACAGCCTTGCCAGTGCAATGGCGGGTGATTGCTTGCCACGGACTTGGACGGTGGTGGTGTCATAGGCCGGATCGGCGGTAATGGTAATCTCGAATAGATCAACGTCGGTCAGGTGGCGGGTTTCGCCCTCCCAACTTTCGCCCTGGGCAATGAAGCCAAACGAACAGCCGGCAACGTCACCACGGGCCACCAGAACGGGTAAATCACGGCCTAACTGTGTGTCTGGTAGGTCGATCTCGAAAGCAAGCCCCTGGGCATCTTCTGATAGTCTCAGACTACCTGATCCCAGTCTTCCCAATAGGCTGCGGCTATCGTGTTCGTAAATGGCGCGAATTTTGGTTGCCGTATCACTGGCCAGCGTGCGCTTGAAAGCACCAGGCCGGATAATTTCAGAAAATCCGCCTAACTGGGTCGGTTCGTCAAAGCGGGCCGCGTACCCGTACAGGGTGCGGCCTTTGCTTGTGACGACGCTTTCAAGGGCTCGCCGTTCCATGATTACGCTCCGCTGGCTTTCACGAATGCTGCGGCATGGCGCAGGGCAATGTCGCATGTGGCCATGGCGCGAACTTGGATGCCGCCTCGGCTGTAGGCGGGTTCGGCGTATGGGTTCACCAGGATGTCAATCTCAGACCAAATACCAAGCATTACCTGGCTGAAATCGCCGTACAGCAGGGTATCGGCTGGCATCTGATTTGTTGCGCCGTACGGCTTGCCATCAATCATGCCGGCGTCTGCCAGGAATCCAGAACCGGAACCGGTCACTTTCTCAGTGCTGGCCAGGTGAGTGCGTACACCAGGCGCAGACAGGAATCGGGTGCCTTCCAGGTTTTCCAGTTCCAGCAGCTCAGACAGCGCCAGCATTTCAGCCCAGTTAGTCGGCATTAGCGCGGTTTGAATACCGGACGTTTGCAGGATGCCAGTTGGCTCACCAGATAGGCCTGAACCGTTCAAGATTGCGCTGTCGATCTGTTGCGCAATGAGTGCGGTCAGGTCGTCGCGTACAAGCTGCTCGATGCCGGGGCTTGATTGCTGAATAAGCTGCCGGCTCATTTCTGTTTTGCCACCGGTGTGCTTCGGCGTCATGGTCACAGAATCGAAAGCCATGGTTGATTCAGGAACAGCGCCGCCTTCCGTTACCCAGCCAAGGCTCATACCGCTACCGAATTTCGGCACTGATACGTTGCCTTGCAGGCCGGTCAGGACACGCACGCCTAATTGACGGGCCAACAGCTTGTTGCGCAGGGCGCCAATGTAATCAGCGGGGCGGTGTTGGGTACCTACCAGCTCGGATGCGCTTGTAGTGTCATTGGCGCGTTGTTCCAGGGCTTGCATTGGAATGAATACACCTTCGGCTTTGCGGCCACTGCGGCGCTCGGCTTCCTGGGCATACTCACGTTCTAGTCCGTCGAGGCTGCGGCCTTCCATTTGGGCGCGGATCACCTTCACCACGGACACACCAGCGGCCAGCTTGTCGTAATCGCCGGTCGCATTGTCCGAAACGGTCACGGCATGGCTGCGGCGTTCGGTGTCTGCCAGGTATTCGGCACGCTCGATTTGCTTCGAGAAGGCGCGTTCTTCGGCTTTCAGGGTGTCGAATTGCTTTGATTCATCGGCGGAAAGGTTGCGGGTTTCTTTGCCGGCAGCGTCAACCAAGGCTTTCATGGCTTCGACTTTGGCGGCGCGTTGTTCACGTAGGGCGGATAATTTCATTTTGTCACCTAATAGCTGTTTGTTTGTAGAAAGCGCTTTCGTAATAGGCTCACGCTATCATATTGCTGTTTATTTGTACAGTTATCTGAATTTCAGACACAAAAAAACCCGCCGATTAGGGCGGGCTTGTAAGTCATGGCTTACGCGCTTGTGCGCTGCGGCTTACGTTTGGCGCTGCCAGCTTGGGCCATTTTTGGCAATATGGATTGCTTCTTCGAGTGTTCCAACCATGCCCCAACCTGTCGGGCGATCCCATGCGCCACCGTCCAGGCAACGAACGTCATACCGCACGCCGTCGGGGAAATGTTTCAGCCAGCCGGCGTGTTGTGCGTCTTGCTTGGCGTCCCATTCGGCGCGAGTGCCAGGCTCAATCGTGCCGGCCTTGATATAGCCAGCCATTCGGCGCAGAAAGGCGTCGTATGATTCACGCGGGCTGTCGTCGGTGACGATGTAGGGGCGATTAAACCACTCACGATGTGAGTCTGGGCGCTCGCTGTTGTCGCACTGGTCAAAGTGCGGCGGTAACACTGGATTGACTGGCACGCCGTCCACTACTTCCGGCACCTTGCCGGTTATATAATCTGCATGTATGTCGATGATGCCGTAGTCGCATTCGTCGCACTGGTATTCGGTGCGGCTGATATACAGGTAAGCGGTCACGGATCGGCCACAGGTCGGACAATCAAAGCCGGCTGTTGATGCGTCTATCAGTTCGTTCTCCTGGCTGGTCACGGTTTGCGGCTCCGGTAGTGCTTCCAGCAGGTCAGAAAGTAGCTCCCGGGCGGCTAAAATATCCTCCGGGCCTGCAACGAATATCAGCTGCTCGAGAGCCTGCTCAATTTGGCCGGCGATTTCTTTATGCCGTAAGCCCTCAGCCAGTGCGCTGGTAATGTCTCCGGCTTGGTACCGGCGGCGGCTGTCGGGTGTGCCTGGCAATCTGGTTATGTTGCTCATTGCTGCGGCTCCTGAATGGCCTGGGCCAGTTCTTCGGTTTGCTGCTTCTTCAATTCTCTGTCAGCCCACTTTAACGACTGATCCCGCGCCACTTTGCCGGCGCTGATTACTTCACCAGTTCTCTGCCTGAATGCTTTAACGGCATCTTCCAGCTTGTCGCGGTCTTCCTGGGTAATGTGAATCGTCAGGCTTTTCTTCACTTTCGTTGTGGTCATGCTTGCGCCCCTGTCAGTATCTTATAGACAAGGTATATCTTGTGAGGTTGTGGGTCAACTTGTTTTTTGCTTGTGTGCAGCTTGGACATTTTGTCCACTCTGCTCTTTTAAAGCTTCTGAGGTTTTTGGGGTGGTAGATTTTTCCGCCCCAAATTCCCGCCCAATTTTTCGCCAAGGGTTTCGTGGGTGGGTGAGCTTTGGACATTTTGTCCATTGCTATCCCGCCGAAACGATCACCAAGGGTTTCGTGGGTTGGCGCTTTGGGCTGGACATTTTGTCCATCCGAAAAATCGCGACCTTCACGACCGCCCGCTGGCGCGTGTGCGATGGGCAGCGTTCTGTTTTCACTGTCGCTTGTAGACAGTGAGCTCACAGGCGCGTGTGCAGTGTTACGGATTGCTACTTCGTCGGGCGTTGATGGTGCGGCTAGCTGGTAGAGGATTGATGCGTTAAATTCCGCAAGTTGCGGAATATGACCGTTTTAGCACTGCCTGGGTATCGTTTGCTTGAACGGCTCAATCTAAAAAGGGTCTGCCCCCACTGGGGAATGTTATCTATTCGACAATGTGCAGGTGGCCGGCTACTTCACTAGCATGGACTTTTTTGACGTTCGGACACTTTGCAGGATCGGCCATGGATATGCACCGGATATACCCCCCCAGATGCACCCCGAATCAGGGCCAGGAATACACCGGAATCAGCATCCCAGAATGGGGCTCTCCTACTGTAAACCCGGTTAGAGACGAAAGTTGTTTATATTCAAACATTTAAGACACCTTTTTTTACCCGATAGTTAGCTTATGCAACTATTTTACAGGGCAGTCAAAACCAGTCTCACGGCGGTACTCTCGGGCCATGATTTCAGACAGCAATTCCGCGTGCTTTTTGGCCACAATAAACGAATCGTGAACGGGTAAAATTGCAGTCTCTTGCTTCACAAACTCGGCGATTATCCGGCCTGCTATTCGGGCATCTCGGTATTGCACGCGTAACGCTTGGCCGGGCTTATTGAACGCTGCGGCAATCGGCTTGTTTGCACTCAGGAACGCGGCCACGGCTTCGGTAACGTCGATGTCTGGGCTTAGCGGGGCGAACGCATCCCATAGGCAGGCGGGGCGCTTAGGCGGACTTTGGCGGCGATCTAGTGGCAGTGTTTGCCACAGTTCCAACTTGTGCCGGTATTGGTGCCAGGCTTCCAGCAGGCGCGGATTCTGTCGGGATTGAAGGTGCTGAATTGCTTTTAACGGGTTGTCGTCATACAGCAGTTGTAAAAAAACCAGCTTGGCCACCTCACGCGGCACGCCTGGCAGGGTGTACGGATCGGCGTTGAGCGGGTATTGCTGGCCAGCGTCGGCGTACATCATGCGGGCGTGCATGGCGGCGTAGTCCAGTTCAGCCACCGGCTCAAGATTGATAAACAAGCGGCTGCGCTCTGCTTTGCTCAAGTTCTGGGCTTGGTGATACCACCGGCCACCCTGGTTCCAGTCCTGATTAAACACCCGTTTAACTTGCGGGCTCGGCAGGTGTTGCCCGTCCAGGTGCACATCGGTGTTCATCAGCAGGCGATTAAGGCGCTTTACGGGCGGCTCAAGTGAGAGAAGGACACGCGCTCCGGTTGTTTTCTGCGGCTGGCCTTTGCTGTCGCGCAATTCGATAACGTGGCGTAGCTCGGGCGCGATGTCCGGCGCTTCTAGCGGGTCGAGTCGGTCAGCCAGCGCAGGCAGCGGTCGCACTTCGGTACAATGGCCGCCGCCTGGCCGTTGGGACGCGATTGCCTGGGTAATCAGGCCAGCAGCTTGCAGCGTGTCCAGAATTGCCGGTACGGGGTTTTGGTTTGAAGTGCTGCGGGTTATCAGCAGGCATTTACCCCATCGCATACAGTGCGCCAGGTTAACGAAAAGGGTCTCGGCGGTTTCGATAAACAGCACGCGGCGATGTAGCTTTTTGACGTGGCCGGTCTGCTTCATTAGCTCGGGAACTTGCAACGCCAGGTTTCGGCAGCGTGCGTTTTTACTCTTATCGCGCCAGTGATTTGCGTAGTGGTGGCCGGTCTTAGTGCGTTGTAGAGCCTGCATTTTTTGCCCATCAATTTGGGCAGGCGCGGAATTTAATCAATAGCAGGGCTTGTCAATTCAGCTTAAATTAGCCAGTATCGGCCAATAACGGTGTACCGATAGTACACGGAAAAAAGCGGTTACAGCCGCTGCCGTGTTGCCTATCAATTCGCTGTTTATGCTAAACTTATCCAAGTTTCGCGCCTGCTTAGTAGTGAAGGTAATCAGACAGATTTCGTCGTCTATCACTGATTACCGCGATTTCAAAGAGCCCCTTAATCGGGGCTTTTTCCGTTTCTATGTTTCGAGTCTACATCAGAATTAATCACGGGTGCAGCAAGCCAGATTGCACGCGCCAACCACAATGCCATGTATACCCCTTGTATATCTTATACACCTTGTATAACCTGCAACTGTTCGCCTTTTAGCCAGAACCCGAACAGTTAGCAATCTCAGCAGGAGTACAGGCGGTGCCACACAACAACTTTGATCTATTCGACAACGAGCGGCCAACCACTGAAACCCGAACAGTTGAACCGGAATTGTCGATTCTGGGCGGTTCTCGTGTGGCTAACGATGTGGCGCGGGGTCGAAAGTATTTATCGCGTGATGAAGTTATGGCGCTGGTGAAGGCAGCAAAGAAGAACCGGCACGGCTCCAGGGACTCGCTTATGATCCGGCTGGCCTATGAACACGGGCTGCGGGTGTCGGAACTGGTGAATACTCGGTGGCAGCACCTAGACCTGTCTGGCCACACGTTCAGCGTCAGCAGGGCTAAGGGCAGCATTGATTCTACGCACCCGCTGCAAGGTGACACCGTGCGGGCCATAAAGAAGTTTCAGCGCGAACTCAGCCAGTCCAGCGGTCTTATGTTCACCAACGAGCGCGGCGCTCCTGTGTCGGTCGATGGGTTCCGGCGTATGTTCGGCAGGTTATCCGAGAAGGCGCTCGGCACGGTCTGGAACCCCCACGCCTTGCGTCATGCCTGCGGCGTCCACCTGGTCAACTCCGGCACCGGCATTCGTCAAATACAGTCGTACATGGGCCATTCCAATATTCAGAATACTGTCGTTTACACCCAGTTGAGCGCAGCGGCGTTTGACCATATCAAAATGTGATCCTGTCCATGGCAGCGGCTTACGGCGCTTTGCGATTTCAACTTTCTTCAGGTTTTATCAGGTTCAAACCCCATCAAACCCTATCAAATCCCACCATGCTGGTGCGCACGTCTGACTGCGTACCTTTGCTGCGTACCAGGGCCGTGTACCAATTTGAAATCTTGCCGCCGTTTGCCAAGTTCAGCGGGCAAAATGCTAACTATTGCTAAGAGGCCAGTTCGTACCAACAGTTCGTACCAACAGTTCGTACCAGGCGCAAACCCCACCAAGCCAGTAAGCGGGTGAGCTGCTCACGGTTGAGTGTTCCGGTAAGATGGGTATACATGGTCGGCGCTCCTATGGTTGCCGATGGTGTCACGGCTCCGGCTTGCTCGAACAAGCGCGGGGCCACTTTTTTATGCTTCGGCTTGCTGCTTCTTCAATTCTCTGTCAGCCCATTTCAACGACTGATCTCGTGCCACTTTGCCGGCGCTGATTACTTCGCCAGTTCTCTGCCTGAATGCCTTAACGGCGTCTTCCAACTTGTCGCGGTCTTCCTGGGTGATGTGGATGGTTAGGCTTTTCTTCACTTTCGTTGTGGTCATGCTTACGCCCCTGTCAGTATCTTATAAACAAGATATATCTGATAGAGTTTAGGTTCAACCTGTTTCGGCTCAGCACTGCCTGGGTATCGTTTGCTTTAACGGCACGGCTCAATCTGAAAAGGGTCTGCCTCCACTGGTGGAACATCTATTCGACAATGTGCAGGTGGCCGGCTACTTCACTAGCATGGACTTTTTTGACGTTCGGACACTTTGCAGGATCGGCCATGGATATGCACCGGATATACCCCCCCAGATGCACCCCGAATCAGGGCCAGGAATACACCGGAATCAGCATCCCAGAATGGGGCTCTCCTACTGTAAACCCGGTTAGAGACGAAAGTTGTTTATATTCAAACATTTAAGACACCTTTTTTTACCCGATAGTTAGCTTATGCAACTATTTTACAGGGCAGTCAAAACCAGTCTCACGGCGGTACTCTCGGGCCATGATTTCAGACAGCAATTCCGCGTGCTTTTTGGCCACAATAAACGAATCGTGAACGGGTAAAATTGCAGTCTCTTGCTTCACAAACTCGGCGATTATCCGGCCTGCTATTCGGGCATCTCGGTATTGCACGCGTAACGCTTGGCCGGGCTTATTGAACGCTGCGGCAATCGGCTTGTTTGCACTCAGGAACGCGGCCACGGCTTCGGTAACGTCGATGTCTGGGCTTAGCGGGGCGAACGCATCCCATAGGCAGGCGGGGCGCTTAGGCGGACTTTGGCGGCGATCTAGTGGCAGTGTTTGCCACAGTTCCAACTTGTGCCGGTATTGGTGCCAGGCTTCCAGCAGGCGCGGATTCTGTCGGGATTGAAGGTGCTGAATTGCTTTTAACGGGTTGTCGTCATACAGCAGTTGTAAAAAAACCAGCTTGGCCACCTCACGCGGCACGCCTGGCAGGGTGTACGGATCGGCGTTGAGCGGGTATTGCTGGCCAGCGTCGGCGTACATCATGCGGGCGTGCATGGCGGCGTAGTCCAGTTCAGCCACCGGCTCAAGATTGATAAACAAGCGGCTGCGCTCTGCTTTGCTCAAGTTCTGGGCTTGGTGATACCACCGGCCACCCTGGTTCCAGTCCTGATTAAACACCCGTTTAACTTGCGGGCTCGGCAGGTGTTGCCCGTCCAGGTGCACATCGGTGTTCATCAGCAGGCGATTAAGGCGCTTTACGGGCGGCTCAAGTGAGAGAAGGACACGCGCTCCGGTTGTTTTCTGCGGCTGGCCTTTGCTGTCGCGCAATTCGATAACGTGGCGTAGCTCGGGCGCGATGTCCGGCGCTTCTAGCGGGTCGAGTCGGTCAGCCAGCGCAGGCAGCGGTCGCACTTCGGTACAATGGCCGCCGCCTGGCCGTTGGGACGCGATTGCCTGGGTAATCAGGCCAGCAGCTTGCAGCGTGTCCAGAATTGCCGGTACGGGGTTTTGGTTTGAAGTGCTGCGGGTTATCAGCAGGCATTTACCCCATCGCATACAGTGCGCCAGGTTAACGAAAAGGGTCTCGGCGGTTTCGATAAACAGCACGCGGCGATGTAGCTTTTTGACGTGGCCGGTCTGCTTCATTAGCTCGGGAACTTGCAACGCCAGGTTTCGGCAGCGTGCGTTTTTACTCTTATCGCGCCAGTGATTTGCGTAGTGGTGGCCGGTCTTAGTGCGTTGTAGAGCCTGCATTTTTTGCCCATCAATTTGGGCAGGCGCGGAATTTAATCAATAGCAGGGCTTGTCAATTCAGCTTAAATTAGCCAGTATCGGCCAATAACGGTGTACCGATAGTACACGGAAAAAAGCGGTTACAGCCGCTGCCGTGTTGCCTATCAATTCGCTGTTTATGCTAAACTTATCCAAGTTTCGCGCCTGCTTAGTAGTGAAGGTAATCAGACAGATTTCGTCGTCTATCACTGATTACCGCGATTTCAAAGAGCCCCTTAATCGGGGCTTTTTCCGTTTCTATGTTTCGAGTCTACATCAGAATTAATCACGGGTGCAGCAAGCCAGATTGCACGCGCCAACCACAATGCCATGTATACCCCTTGTATATCTTATACACCTTGTATAACCTGCAACTGTTCGCCTTTTAGCCAGAACCCGAACAGTTAGCAATCTCAGCAGGAGTACAGGCGGTGCCACACAACAACTTTGATCTATTCGACAACGAGCGGCCAACCACTGAAACCCGAACAGTTGAACCGGAATTGTCGATTCTGGGCGGTTCTCGTGTGGCTAACGATGTGGCGCGGGGTCGAAAGTATTTATCGCGTGATGAAGTTATGGCGCTGGTGAAGGCAGCAAAGAAGAACCGGCACGGCTCCAGGGACTCGCTTATGATCCGGCTGGCCTATGAACACGGGCTGCGGGTGTCGGAACTGGTGAATACTCGGTGGCAGCACCTAGACCTGTCTGGCCACACGTTCAGCGTCAGCAGGGCTAAGGGCAGCATTGATTCTACGCACCCGCTGCAAGGTGACACCGTGCGGGCCATAAAGAAGTTTCAGCGCGAACTCAGCCAGTCCAGCGGTCTTATGTTCACCAACGAGCGCGGCGCTCCTGTGTCGGTCGATGGGTTCCGGCGTATGTTCGGCAGGTTATCCGAGAAGGCGCTCGGCACGGTCTGGAACCCCCACGCCTTGCGTCATGCCTGCGGCGTCCACCTGGTCAACTCCGGCACCGGCATTCGTCAAATACAGTCGTACATGGGCCATTCCAATATTCAGAATACTGTCGTTTACACCCAGTTGAGCGCAGCGGCGTTTGACCATATCAAAATGTGATCCTGTCCATGGCAGCGGCTTACGGCGCTTTGCGATTTCAACTTTCTTCAGGTTTTATCAGGTTCAAACCCCATCAAACCCTATCAAATCCCACCATGCTGGTGCGCACGTCTGACTGCGTACCTTTGCTGCGTACCAGGGCCGTGTACCAATTTGAAATCTTGCCGCCGTTTGCCAAGTTCAGCGGGCAAAATGCTAACTATTGCTAAGAGGCCAGTTCGTACCAACAGTTCGTACCAACAGTTCGTACCAGGCGCAAACCCCACCAAGCCAGTAAGCGGGTGAGCTGCTCACGGTTGAGTGTTCCGGTAAGATGGGTATACATGGTCGGCGCTCCTATGGTTGCCGATGGTGTCACGGCTCCGGCTTGCTCGAACAAGCGCGGGGCCACTTTTTTATGCTTCGGCTTGCTGCTTCTTCAATTCTCTGTCAGCCCATTTCAACGACTGATCTCGTGCCACTTTGCCGGCGCTGATTACTTCGCCAGTTCTCTGCCTGAATGCCTTAACGGCGTCTTCCAACTTGTCGCGGTCTTCCTGGGTGATGTGGATGGTTAGGCTTTTCTTCACTTTCGTTGTGGTCATGCTTACGCCCCTGTCAGTATCTTATAAACAAGATATATCTGATAGAGTTTAGGTTCAACCTGTTTCGGCTCAGCACTGCCTGGGTATCGTTTGCTTTAACGGCACGGCTCAATCTGAAAAGGGTCTGCCTCCACTGGTGGAACATCTATTCGACAATGTGCAGGTGGTCGGCTCCGGTACTAGCAAAGAAATGCTTAAATTTCGCTTTCGACCGCCGATGTTCAAGGGAAGGTATTCAAGGGATTTAAGGATAAGGATTAAGGACAGGACAGAGGTAAGCAAACAGGGTTCTTAGTATTAGCCACAGAGGTAGTTAAAAAAACGGCTCTGTAGCCCGCTGATAGCGCGGGTCTACGCCTCAAAACACTAATGCACACAGGGAGCGTCAAAGTTGCTCGATTTCGAGGGTCAAAAGGTATCCGGTATCGGCCTTGATTCGGCGCTCAAGTTTGGCTAAATCCGGCTTGCCGTGAACGGTCAGGCCGTCATGTTGAAGTAGTGCGGCGCTGCCCGCTAATGTCTTGAGCATGGATTGCAGGGCAATGGATTCAGCCCCCTGTAAAACGTGCGCCAGCTTCTCACGGCTGTTCGACTTCAAGCCGATCTCGCGCCCCGCGTCATTAACCAAAACGCCAACCTTTTTCGTTTTGGCTTGGTAGTCCAGCAATACAGCCTTGCCGATTCTACGAACGTCGCCGTACAGATCCAGCACCAGGGGCAGGCCGCGTAATCGGTCGGTGGCTTCCAGTCCAAGACGTTGCTCGATAGCCCGTTGATTCTCTTTTTGGCTCCTGGCCAGGGTTGCACCGTAGACCACGGCCAATAGCAGAAACTTGGCGTCATCGGTGCTAATGTCTCCGGCTTGGTACCGGCGGCGGCTGTCGGGTGTGCCTGGTAGTCTGGTTATGTTGCTCATTGCTGCGGCTCCTGAATGGCCTGGGCCATTTCTTCGGTGGCCTGTTCGGCTCTGTCCATATTGGCCTTGAGCTGCCAAGCGTAATTGGCCAGAACGTGGGGAGCTAGTTCTTCGCCGCCTTCGTTCACTGATTTCAGGTAAACCATTAACATTGAAATCATGGCCTGGGTCTGGGTGGTGAGCTTTGGACATTTTGTCCATTGCTATCCCGCCGAAACGATCACCAAGGGTTTCGTGGGTTGGCGCTTTGGGCTGGACATTTTGTCCATCCGAAAAATCGCGACCTTCACGACCGCCCGCTGGCGCGTGTGCGATGGGCAGCGTTCTGTTTTCACTGTCGCTTGTAGACAGTGAGCTCACAGGCGCGTGTGCAGTGTTACGGATTGCTACTTCGTCGGGCGTTGATGGTGCGGCTAGCTGGTAGAGGATTGATGCGTTAAATTCCGCAAGTTGCGGAATATGACCGTTTTAGCACTGCCTGGGTATCGTTTGCTTGAACGGCTCAATCTAAAAAGGGTCTGCCCCCACTGGGGAATGTTATCTATTCGACAATGTGCAGGTGGCCGGCTACTTCACTAGCATGGACTTTTTTGACGTTCGGACACTTTGCAGGATCGGCCATGGATATGCACCGGATATACCCCCCCAGATGCACCCCGAATCAGGGCCAGGAATACACCGGAATCAGCATCCCAGAATGGGGCTCTCCTACTGTAAACCCGGTTAGAGACGAAAGTTGTTTATATTCAAACATTTAAGACACCTTTTTTTACCCGATAGTTAGCTTATGCAACTATTTTACAGGGCAGTCAAAACCAGTCTCACGGCGGTACTCTCGGGCCATGATTTCAGACAGCAATTCCGCGTGCTTTTTGGCCACAATAAACGAATCGTGAACGGGTAAAATTGCAGTCTCTTGCTTCACAAACTCGGCGATTATCCGGCCTGCTATTCGGGCATCTCGGTATTGCACGCGTAACGCTTGGCCGGGCTTATTGAACGCTGCGGCAATCGGCTTGTTTGCACTCAGGAACGCGGCCACGGCTTCGGTAACGTCGATGTCTGGGCTTAGCGGGGCGAACGCATCCCATAGGCAGGCGGGGCGCTTAGGCGGACTTTGGCGGCGATCTAGTGGCAGTGTTTGCCACAGTTCCAACTTGTGCCGGTATTGGTGCCAGGCTTCCAGCAGGCGCGGATTCTGTCGGGATTGAAGGTGCTGAATTGCTTTTAACGGGTTGTCGTCATACAGCAGTTGTAAAAAAACCAGCTTGGCCACCTCACGCGGCACGCCTGGCAGGGTGTACGGATCGGCGTTGAGCGGGTATTGCTGGCCAGCGTCGGCGTACATCATGCGGGCGTGCATGGCGGCGTAGTCCAGTTCAGCCACCGGCTCAAGATTGATAAACAAGCGGCTGCGCTCTGCTTTGCTCAAGTTCTGGGCTTGGTGATACCACCGGCCACCCTGGTTCCAGTCCTGATTAAACACCCGTTTAACTTGCGGGCTCGGCAGGTGTTGCCCGTCCAGGTGCACATCGGTGTTCATCAGCAGGCGATTAAGGCGCTTTACGGGCGGCTCAAGTGAGAGAAGGACACGCGCTCCGGTTGTTTTCTGCGGCTGGCCTTTGCTGTCGCGCAATTCGATAACGTGGCGTAGCTCGGGCGCGATGTCCGGCGCTTCTAGCGGGTCGAGTCGGTCAGCCAGCGCAGGCAGCGGTCGCACTTCGGTACAATGGCCGCCGCCTGGCCGTTGGGACGCGATTGCCTGGGTAATCAGGCCAGCAGCTTGCAGCGTGTCCAGAATTGCCGGTACGGGGTTTTGGTTTGAAGTGCTGCGGGTTATCAGCAGGCATTTACCCCATCGCATACAGTGCGCCAGGTTAACGAAAAGGGTCTCGGCGGTTTCGATAAACAGCACGCGGCGATGTAGCTTTTTGACGTGGCCGGTCTGCTTCATTAGCTCGGGAACTTGCAACGCCAGGTTTCGGCAGCGTGCGTTTTTACTCTTATCGCGCCAGTGATTTGCGTAGTGGTGGCCGGTCTTAGTGCGTTGTAGAGCCTGCATTTTTTGCCCATCAATTTGGGCAGGCGCGGAATTTAATCAATAGCAGGGCTTGTCAATTCAGCTTAAATTAGCCAGTATCGGCCAATAACGGTGTACCGATAGTACACGGAAAAAAGCGGTTACAGCCGCTGCCGTGTTGCCTATCAATTCGCTGTTTATGCTAAACTTATCCAAGTTTCGCGCCTGCTTAGTAGTGAAGGTAATCAGACAGATTTCGTCGTCTATCACTGATTACCGCGATTTCAAAGAGCCCCTTAATCGGGGCTTTTTCCGTTTCTATGTTTCGAGTCTACATCAGAATTAATCACGGGTGCAGCAAGCCAGATTGCACGCGCCAACCACAATGCCATGTATACCCCTTGTATATCTTATACACCTTGTATAACCTGCAACTGTTCGCCTTTTAGCCAGAACCCGAACAGTTAGCAATCTCAGCAGGAGTACAGGCGGTGCCACACAACAACTTTGATCTATTCGACAACGAGCGGCCAACCACTGAAACCCGAACAGTTGAACCGGAATTGTCGATTCTGGGCGGTTCTCGTGTGGCTAACGATGTGGCGCGGGGTCGAAAGTATTTATCGCGTGATGAAGTTATGGCGCTGGTGAAGGCAGCAAAGAAGAACCGGCACGGCTCCAGGGACTCGCTTATGATCCGGCTGGCCTATGAACACGGGCTGCGGGTGTCGGAACTGGTGAATACTCGGTGGCAGCACCTAGACCTGTCTGGCCACACGTTCAGCGTCAGCAGGGCTAAGGGCAGCATTGATTCTACGCACCCGCTGCAAGGTGACACCGTGCGGGCCATAAAGAAGTTTCAGCGCGAACTCAGCCAGTCCAGCGGTCTTATGTTCACCAACGAGCGCGGCGCTCCTGTGTCGGTCGATGGGTTCCGGCGTATGTTCGGCAGGTTATCCGAGAAGGCGCTCGGCACGGTCTGGAACCCCCACGCCTTGCGTCATGCCTGCGGCGTCCACCTGGTCAACTCCGGCACCGGCATTCGTCAAATACAGTCGTACATGGGCCATTCCAATATTCAGAATACTGTCGTTTACACCCAGTTGAGCGCAGCGGCGTTTGACCATATCAAAATGTGATCCTGTCCATGGCAGCGGCTTACGGCGCTTTGCGATTTCAACTTTCTTCAGGTTTTATCAGGTTCAAACCCCATCAAACCCTATCAAATCCCACCATGCTGGTGCGCACGTCTGACTGCGTACCTTTGCTGCGTACCAGGGCCGTGTACCAATTTGAAATCTTGCCGCCGTTTGCCAAGTTCAGCGGGCAAAATGCTAACTATTGCTAAGAGGCCAGTTCGTACCAACAGTTCGTACCAACAGTTCGTACCAGGCGCAAACCCCACCAAGCCAGTAAGCGGGTGAGCTGCTCACGGTTGAGTGTTCCGGTAAGATGGGTATACATGGTCGGCGCTCCTATGGTTGCCGATGGTGTCACGGCTCCGGCTTGCTCGAACAAGCGCGGGGCCACTTTTTTATGCTTCGGCTTGCTGCTTCTTCAATTCTCTGTCAGCCCATTTCAACGACTGATCTCGTGCCACTTTGCCGGCGCTGATTACTTCGCCAGTTCTCTGCCTGAATGCCTTAACGGCGTCTTCCAACTTGTCGCGGTCTTCCTGGGTGATGTGGATGGTTAGGCTTTTCTTCACTTTCGTTGTGGTCATGCTTACGCCCCTGTCAGTATCTTATAAACAAGATATATCTGATAGAGTTTAGGTTCAACCTGTTTCGGCTCAGCACTGCCTGGGTATCGTTTGCTTTAACGGCACGGCTCAATCTGAAAAGGGTCTGCCTCCACTGGTGGAACATCTATTCGACAATGTGCAGGTGG